TGGTGCAAGGATTCCATGCTCGGAAATAGATCTCGCCAACACCAGTAGATCTGGCCTCAAGATGTAAGTGGCTCCCCATTCGGGAATATTCAGCGACTCCCCCTCAACTAGTTCAATCTCCATCCGCCATCTCCTTCATTCGTAATGTGTGGGCACGCGTTTTGGGTCCCACGGGGGTAACCGACCTGGCGCTACCAATTTCCTTCAGTAGTAAATGGCGCAACAGGTTTTCGAATGGGTATGAGTATGGGTCGCGAGCGTGTTTGCGGCGAAACTCTGCGGCGATTGCCATTGCCCGTTTAGTGTTTCCGGGTCCAATCATGTAGGTATTAATGAAATCTGAGACACCTTCCCACCCCTCCTCTGAGTAGAGGGCGATGAATTTCTCTACATCAACGTCTTTCCACCATCGACGTTGGGCATCTATCTGAGGGAAGCACTCGCAGAGGCGGTCAAAGAACTCCGGCTCGGTCGCTACAAGGTCACCAATTCGCCGGATGGCGACTGCATGCAATGGAACCCCAACCCTTGTATTGGAACCAGTGGCTACAGCGCGGTCGTAGTACTTACAGTAGGGGGCGTTGTGTTCTTCTGAGATGAACCTGAAAACATCATTTACATTCCAGTCGTAGATGATCTTGGCCAACTTGAGGGGAACACTCTTACTCAACTTGTAAGGGTTGTTGATGTAGTTCTCATGCAACTTTTGGACAACCGACCTGTAACGAATCATGGACTCGGAGGCTCGGACTCCAGTGATGAAAGCAACCTGCCCGACCTTGCCTTGCATGGTGTATTCATCCATGGATTTGGTCAACGGTTGGGAATGATCTAAACCAAAATGAAATGCAGTAATAGCCCATTCGGGTATGGGGCGCACCAATTTCCCTTCTTTTGCGCGCTCTTCATCCCAAATGATTAGAGACTGTCGTCTGCCTAGCACCCAAATTTCAGCACCGACCGGCAAGCAATACCACTCCATGTCCACCCAGTCAAACTGACGGACCTCATTGACATACTCCTCAACAAGCGGGCTGACCATCTCTTCATCACGGAAGATGACTTTTACTGGACCCAGACCACGCTCTTCGTGAATCTCTTTGGCCAGATACAGAGCCGCTGTGCTGTCTTTGCCCCCAGAGAATTGAACGCAAACCGTATCGAAAGTGTCATAAACGTGTCGGATTCTCTGTCTAGCCGCCTCGACACAAGATATGTCGAGAAACATTCTTTGGCGGCTCATACTTCTGAATGGGAGTCTATAAACGAAAGAATCTTCTGTCCCGTGGTGGCTCCGTCATAACCCGGGTTGTTTCGAAGCCATCGGACAAAGTCGTACCACCGCTTCTGCTGGTCGGGATCATCGAAAACAATTGTGTATTGGACTACCGCACGAGGGGCAGCACCTGGAACGAGAGCGGTACTCCCCTGTACTGCGACATCAGCATGATCCATCGAGTCGTCAGCGACGATTTGTCGTTCTCCATCCTCGCCCTCTTGAACCATTCCAGCCAACATCTCTGCTGCGGCCCCAACCACTTCCCCTATTGCCGGAGTAATAAAACCAATTCCGTCGCTGTCGTTGGATTTGGTTTTTTGAGATTGCTCTTCGTAATATGCAATCTCAAAATCGTCCCATTGGAGACTCTCCATTAAATCGTTGTATTCATCAACAATTTCGATAATCATTTCCGAAGCCTGAGCCGGGTCCGTATACCCCAACTCCATCGTCCGGTTGTCTGCGAGAGCAAACGCAACCGCTCGCTTATCGTCGGCATCAATCGAAACCGCAGCGATATGAGTCCACCCAAGCCGCCTAACCGCTTCAACCTGATGGTTCCCGGCGATGACAGTGGAAGTGCCATCCTGGTTTGGCCTAATCACAACCGGTTTCACTTGACCAAATTCTTCATATGAAGCCATGATGGCTTCGACATTTCCCACACGCGGGTTATGTTCCAGCGGTGTCAACTCATCCAAAGGAACAAGCATGTCGCCCAACGCTTCATTCGCATTATGTTCCATCATGGACCCACTTGGAATCTGACATTTGCATTGAGCGTTCGCATGGCATCAATCGAGGTCCGCAGTGACAGCAGTTTTTCTCGCTTGGCCTTGACGAGAGCCTCGGCACACTTGAAGTCAAACTGGGTGTCTGCCAACTTGTAGTCGGCCCAAGACTCTCGCTCTTTAATCGACCCCTTGGCCGACAGGTATTCCTTGGCCCAACTGGCTTTGTAGCGGGACTCCTTTTTCGCGGCGTCTTCTGCTAATTGCTCAAACGCTTCTGTCTCGCCTTCTAATGATTCGATCAGGTACATGAGTTGATGCTCAATGTCGACCTGACTAATCGGCTGTGATCGGTTCACCATTCTCTACTCCTGCCATCATTAACAATGGCTCCCACTCGATACCATCGAGGGCCTTGACATTTTCAACAGGCCATTCATACTCACTCTGACCCAATCGGTGAAGACCCATTTCCCGGAGCACCCAAGCATCGATACGATCATCTATACCCTTGCCTGACCAAGAACGTTGAGTTCTGAATGACACGGCAGAAACCACTTCTGCCTTGCCGGCATTTCCCCGACCAGTAGCGAACTTGGCTCGCGAGGTGGGGGGCACAACCACATAAGGAATCCACGCCTCGTCAAACGCCACCTTCATAACTCCTCCCAACTCACCCAGAGCATGTGCCCTGTTGCGTGAGCCAAAAGAGTAACCTTCCATAACTACACACTTGACATCGTTCTCTATGCACAACCCTATTACGAAGTCTCTTATATCCCTCAGTCGGTCCGTGTCTTCGTCGTAAGAGTGATATGCAACACAGTTATCGTCTCCCATGCAAATTCCCGTTGAGGTGAGAGATAAGTCCAAACCCATGATCTTCATCCCATCCAACTCCTTTTGGCAAGACCAAGATCAACGGCCAGTTCGGGGTAGTCGCCAATCCGTCGATGGCAGGGGCGACAGACCGCCATACAGTTTGACTCATCTGTAATGGACCCCCCTTGAGAACGACGCTTCAATTCGTGGATATCAACACTGCCATTACGGACATATGATCCGGCCTGATCATGTTCTGCGAAGACTGGACAGGCTTCACAATACGGACGATCTTCCAGTAGCCGTTTAACCAACTTGCGCCGCTCAACATACTCGCGCTGTTTCTTTTTGCTACGACTTCTCATTACAGGGCCGACGGGTCTAACGCATCGAAGTCCCAGCGGTTCTCAAGAGTGGCCCATAGGGCTCGGTCTATAGCCGTGTCCTCTAAGTCGAAATCATTGAGCATGTTCCGATGGGTCACGATTGCCCGACGGTAGAACTCGACCGTCTCCCATGGGTTCTCGTCAATCGGCTGGCCTGTTTTGAGCATGCTTTCCACTTGACCCAAACGCCGTTCAACGTGCAGACGAAATCGCTCGACCTTGGTTTGCCGCATCTCATAGGCTCGCGCAGCCTCATCCGCCAAACGCTTGCCGTGTCGTCCCATGCCCCCATATCGGACAGCATCCGCTTCGGCATCTATCTTGATGTCTTCAACCTGGTCTTCAAGATTGTCAATCAAGGATAAGAGACCCCTTTTCCAGCGGTCCCAATTATCTTCGAGCATCAACTCTTTTCTTTGCTGGGCTGTGACACGATTTTTAACATCGTCCGCAACCAGGCGAGCAAAAAATTCGTCAGGCATCATACTTACCTTTACTCCAGTCAGTTGCTCCATAGTGGACATATCCCCTTGTAACTACACCAACCACATAAAACAGATTTCTGTGCAGGGAAATCTCCGGTAGCGCAGGCTTTATCGATGTCATCCTTTACGTCTCTCACATACGCGCTTGTATTAATAAGGACTTCCTCACTAAAGGGAACTTCGAATTTGACCCCATCTTTGAGGTAAAGCAGTTCCAGGCTGGCAGTACGTCCAATATCTAAAGTGTCTACCAGCGTTCCATAAATGCGTAGTTGTAGAAATCGGTCATCGACATATTGTTCTCGTGGAACCTTGCCTGTCTTGTAGTCCGAAATAACAACCCCACCGCTCTCGTCCATAGTGAAACGGTCGATGAACCCTTTGAGTTTCACTCCAGACACTTCGCCGTTGAGTTCGTACTCCAACCCGTCAGGCTCAACGTGTTCTGGGTTTTCAATCTTCCAAAGGTTCTCAATACACCACCACGCTTTCCAGCGGAACATTCGGTACTCTTCTTCGTCTGGAACCAGAGGGTGGACTCTCTGTCCCCAATTTTGCCCATCCCATATGCTCCTTGCTAATGACTGGGCTTGTTCTTGGGAGCGATCTTCGGGGGGCAAGCCGTAGAGTTCTTCAAGAACATCGTGAACAAAGTTCCCCATCAACGCTTCCTTGCCGGAAGGGTCGGGGATTTTGTCGATCTTGTTGTACTTGAACTTGAGGGGACATTGACGGAAGGTGGACATCGATGACGGCGACAAGTGTGGAGGGGCTACGGCAGTCATATCAAATACCCGTGCGTCAAACTGAAACCTACGGGCTGGATGGAGGATTGGACAGGTTTGGCTAGATCTGCACCGGGACATGCATCCACGTCGATCGGTTCGATGGTTTTAACCACTCTGAACATCTCGGCTCCGTCAATCAAGTCCTGTAGGTCTGCTTTGGAGTCGAGCATCTTGGGAGTGATCTTGGCACCGTCGGTCGGGAGGGCGCTGGCGATGTTGTCCATGGCCGCTCGGGTTTCATGCTCTGCAGTCTTGTCGACGATCCCTGTCGGTGATTTTCGAATCGTGGCATCACAAATCGCAGGTCGCAGGTCGACCGTCAAAACCCCTCCCTCCAAACTGATCTGAGCATCTGCAATCAAGGCAAAGTCTTGATAATCAAGTTCGGCCTGTTTAATAAATCTTTGGCGTTCAACCCCCGCTACTGGCGGCATGTTCCGCCCCTTCACTGCCTCCGCTCGGTCGTGAAACCGTTGGAGCATTTCTTTCGTATTTAAAGTATTCATATATATGTACCCCTATTTTGTTTTAGATTTTTCCTTTTTCATGCGCTCTGCTTCCTCTTCCCGAAACTTCAATAATTGTTTGCGGGTAAAAGTGTCGTACTGTGGCTTCCGGATGTTGCTCATTTAACGCGGTCCCCTTTGGGGTCGATGGTGGTGCCGCAGACATTACAGGAAGAGTCGTACCTTTCCGCGGACCTACCCCCTATGTAATGCAACGTGCACGACGGGCAGCGGTACATCGAGTTTTTGGGAAACTTCACGACCGGCTCACTCATTGACGGTTTCCGCGCCAAAGGAAATGGCGACACACTTCTCAACTAAGGCCGTTAGATCTTCGACACTACCCATAGCGTCGGGCTTCGGCTTGGGGCGTTCCCCTGCATGCTCTTTCCAGAAGATCGCCACCTCTTCCTTTTGGGGTTTATCAAACTTGGCAATCAGGCTGCTGAAGTTGTCGTACAACTCCCTCGCTTCTGGATCTTCAGAAGTGTGGGCCTCGTGGGCGAGGGCTTCTTCGGAACGGTAGAGGTATAGACCCACACCGATCATGGAGGCAGCCTTCTTTAGGCCGTCGGAAACAGCGATTTTGTGATCGTTGCCTAAATCGAGGAGACCCCCGTTCTTCTTTGCCTTGACCTCTGCACCACCATACGCATCCCTTTGAAGTGACTTACCCTCGACAAGAGCCGATAGGCGGACATGGGCAATGATGTTGTCGCCCCCCTCAAGGGTGCGCTCACAAGAGATGACCTCAAAGGTCCAGTTCTCGACCCCAAGCACTTCGTTGAGGCGCGCAATGACCTCGTTGACCGAAACAAACCTGAAGGCCATTCCCCCTTTGTTCAGGGTGCCTTCCAGTTCTTCTGGAAATGGTGTGGATAGTTGTTTTAATAGATCTTTACTCATTCTGCGTCGCCCCTTCTGACAATCACACTTATCTTGCTTTCAGATCCCGAACAATAATTGTCGGGGTTCAATCCGATCTTGTTGAGTTCCCCCACCCTCCAATAGGACGGCTGACAGTAGTCCATCATCTTCAAGACCATCTCGGTCGGAGTCATAACAACTTCGCCCGTCCCCATATCAACGGACGATTCTTCGATACGCCCGATCACGTCTCGGGCGAGATCCTTGTGTTGCCATCCAGAACGGCTAGAGGACATCTTGCGTTCTACCTGTGCGCCATTCCTGAGTGGCAGCAACTGGTTGCTCTCCATGACGCCACCAATCCAAGCAGACAGGGTGTTGTAGAGATCCCCCATATCCCGTTTGGCGAGATTCAATTCGAGTAATAGGTTGGCTGAATCTTCGACCGGATGGTCGGCTTTCGTATATTCAAGCAACTTGGAATCGAGGGCGGTGATTTCCATCCGCAACGCCCGGACATCTTCAGGTGTCATTTGGCCTCCATACTATTTAGGCCAGAATAGCCGCCCGTTTGCGTTGAGGCAAGCCTAAACCTGTAAGAAATGAGAAGGCTCCCGTCGCCGAGTCAACCTGGTCATCATGGGGACAGGCTTCCGGGAACGACGACAATTCATCGAGCCAGTCAGTTAGCCATGTGCCCCTTACCACCCTCACGTTGCCATTGGCGATGGCCGCAGCGAATGGACGCGCACGAGTCACCTTGTCACCGGTCGACCGGATGCCGTGGATATCGAATCCCGGCACAACAAATCTTGCGTACTGGTTGATGAGTGCTTTACCTGCGGACCCTGGCTCTTGTTCCATTCGGATAGGGACTGACACCCCATCCTCATATGCCGTCTGGGCGATGAACTGTTCGACCTTTTCTCCCCGATGGCGGATCTTCTTGACATCCAGGACATAGGAAATTCCCTCATCGAAGAGCATCAAAGTTCCTACTGTCCAGTCAGGGTCCGGATAAGAGGGAGATGGCTCTGATGCCGCAAGGTCCCAAAATCGAACTGCCTTTGCTCGGGGTGTCAGTGTCGGCACCTCGTCGCCTTCTAGAAGAACAACAGACTCCCTGTCGAACATGGTCCCCAATGTGGTTGACCACCAATCACCCTCTTCGAGCCTCTTGCGTTCTACAGGGTCCAACGCCTGGAGTGATTGACGATAGGACTCAGCGTCGATACCCGGATTGTCGGTAAGCAGTGATGGGACAAAGACTCGGCCCGTGGTGTCGCCTTCCACTATGAACCGTTGTCTTACCCAATTGGGTGCAGGGTTGGAAGCACACCTCATCCGAAGTGGAACTTGAGAGACGGGACCTGTTGCTGGTCGCCGCAGTCGAGAGAAGAGGTAGCGGTAATCGTGTTCCCTGATCTCAGTGACCTCGTCCATCCCAATGAACTGGAACTCCGCTCCCTTGTAGCGCAGGTAGTCCTGGCTGTTGTTTAGGTAGCCGAATGAGATTCGGGCACCCGATGGGAATGTGGCCACATACAGGGATCCATTCCACGACACGTCATCTGCGTTGCCAATCCATGAAGTGAAGCGATCCATGATGGCGCCGGGTAGGGCAAGGTCGGCGTAGGTGCGACGAAAGATAATGGCGGAGTAATTTGGCACGTCCACATATTGCAATGCCGACATGAGTAGTGCGGAAGATTTGCCCCCGCCGGCCGCACCGCCGAACAGGGCCTCCATGGAGTAGGTGCGCAGAAATACTTTCTGCGTCAACGAAGCAGTCTCCGGACAATATGGAGACTCCTTCGGTTGTAGAAATTCTAAAATGCTTTCCCAATCAGCCATGATCACAACTCCAGTTCTCATACATTCTAGAGCAGGCTGGCGAGTGCGCTAGGGTAACACCCATGAACTGGCTAAGAGCCCTGTTTGGTCGGGCAAATGCAGCAAATGCTCTAATGGTATCCTTTATTATATTCACAAGCATCGGCGCGTGGATGATTCAACCCTCGTGGGGGTTAATAGTCGCTGGCGCAACATGTGGGATCCTTGGCTTCCTATTAGGTCTTGAGTAAATATGGCTTGGAACTCTCCAGAAACAAAATCGCACCAAATGGCAGCAGGCAGGGCCATTGTAGGTCCGGGCGCACCGGTAGCCCAAAACCCCAACCTCACCGGTCAGCCTTATCGTGATTCATGGGACATTGAACGCGCCCAACGAGAGGGCATGCAAAAAGTTACATGGGTGGCCCGATGTATCGATGCCATCGCGGGCAACCAAGCACGCCTTCCCGTAATCCTTCGAAAAGACAATTCACCCGATGGCGAAATTGTAACAAGTAAAAGACTTAAGAAAGATTCCATATTAGATCTCCTGAATACTAAATCTAATATCGGAGAAAATTCTTTCATCTTTCGATACCGACTGTCATCACAACTCCTCATGGGGACGCGTGGCGCATTCGTTGAAAAGATCAGAGGACGCGACGGTCGGGTAATCGGTCTCAACCTGCTTCCTCCTCAAACCACGGCACCCATCCCCCACCCCAAGCGATTTGTCTCCGGGTACGAGGTTGCCATGCCGGATGGTCGGAAGGTGATTATGCCTCCCGAAAGCGTCATATGGATTCGTCGACCACACCCACTCGACCCATACCTCTCCATGACTCCAATGGAAGCCGCTGGGGTGGCTATTGAAATCGAAAACCTTGCCAAGTTGTACAACCGGAACTACCTCCTCAACGATGGTCGTCCCGGAGGACTGCTCGTAGTCAAGGGAGAAATTGATGATGACGACCGGAACGAACTGAGAAACAGGTTCCGAGGAAACTTGGGCCGAGCAGGAGCGACCACCGTTATCGCCGCCGATGATGGTGTCGATTATGTCGACACCTCTGCAAGTCCTCGTGATTCCGCTTATATCCAAATGAGGCAGATCACAAAAGAAGAGATTTTGGCCTCCTTCGGAGTGCCTGAGTCGGTCATCGGCAACGCCTCCGGAAGAACCTTCAGTAATGCAGGCGAGGAAATCCGAGTGTTCTGGAGCGAGACCATGGCACCCCACCTTCAACACATCGCTCGCGCTCTAGATGACTTAGACGACAGGCACTATGTCGACTTCGACCTAGATGAAGTTCCGACCCTCACGATGTATCGACAAGAGCGATCACGTTATGTTCTTCAAGAATTTCAAACTGGCCTAATCAGTGCCAATGAATATCGGGAGGCAACTGGTCGCAAGATTGTTCATTCTGATCTTGGAGATTCCCTGCTACAAAATCCGAACCTCACCCCAATAGCGAATACCCACAAAGAAATGGAACCGGAACCCAATGTAACGATGGGACCCGGTGGTCAAATGCCAGGAGCGCCCCCAGGAGCGCCCCAGGAGGCTCCTCCCGGAGGGATGGTACCAGCGGAAGCCCCAATGGATCCAAACACCATGCAGGGCGCTATGGCCGCTCAGGCGGCAACCGCACCACAGCAGTTATCTGAAGAGGTCGGAGGTATGGAATTCAAAACTGATTCCATGGATTCCGATTTGAATAGGTGGTCAGGAATTCTGGATCGAAGTGTCGAACGTTTATTCGAGCGCCAACAGAGGGTGGTTTTAGAAAAAGCCGCTGGAGCCAAAGCCCGGAAGGCACTGTCTAAAGGAAGCCTTGTAGTTGATTTGCTTATGCCCCAAGACGTTTGGGACAAGCAGATGGATGAGGACATCCGTCCAGTTCTAAATGCAATTGTTAAAGATGCAACAGAGTCATACTTGGGCAAATCAGCAGAAAATCATCCGCCCCTGGCCGAAGATGTCGTTACACACATCAACTCTCAAATGGATAGAATCAAAGCAATCAATCTTGACAGTAGAGAGTCAATCTCTAAAGAAATCTCTTACTCTTTGCGTATAGAAGAAGACGATGCTCGATTGGCAGCATTCAAGTCTGCCTTGGTTAGTCATTTCACATATCTATTGGCCAAAGTGCGTCCGCAACTTGCTTCCGATGAATCGCGTAGGGCCTGGAATCTAGCGGGTTAGTAGCCATTTACAGAAACTAACACATTTTTCACATTATTTTACAGTAGACCACCATCAGTGTGCTCTATTATGACTACAGAGCAACAGGGAGTTATCTATGCCTGTAGGGATGGAAACAGATATCCAAATCAAAGCCAGCAACGGCCAGGTTAGCGTTGACAAGGCTCAAGGTATTGTCGAATGTTTCGTGGCAGGCATCGGCAACAAGGACTCCGTCGGCGACATTATTCAGCCAGGAGCCTTTGCCGGCACTCTTCAACGGCGCAAGCCGCGTGTTGTTTGGGGCCACAACTGGAATGACCCTATTGGGAAAGTTCTAGACATCCAAGAAGTGGGACCTAGCGATCCACGCCTCCCAGAAAAAATGAAAGCGGGAGGTGTCGGGGGCCTGTATGCACGAGTCCAATTCAATCTCGGATCCGAAAAGGGTCGAGAAGCCTTCGCCAACGTTGCCTTCTTTGGTGGTGAACAAGAGTGGTCAATCGGCTACAAGACCATCAACGCCACATTCGATCCTGTTCGACAAGCAAACATTCTGCACGAAGTAGAACTGTACGAATGTTCTCCGGTACTGCATGGGGCAAACCAACTCACGGGGACCATCTCCGTCAAGGGCGCTGAAGCGGCCCTTATGGAGCGTCCCATCACAGAGACCCACGATCTCGAATTCGCCTTTGATGACCTCGACGAGAAAGACGGGATGCTCGCAATGATGCCCGTCGAGACTCCACGGACTGAGAGCATGTCCGACGAGCATGATCACAAGTTGGAACTGGAGTTGCAGTCTCGCTCACCACAGCCGATCAAACTCATTAGCGCCACAGAAGGTGTAG